ATCGGGCACAGGCCTTGTATTTTCTCAGGGCATAGAAATTAAACCAATAAAAACAATAGGTTAAGAGGTATATAAGGTCATTTGATGGGGGCCGCAAGTGACAGGGGGGGGTGTACCGTTACCGTATATACCTTCCACCAGAGATTAGGATTTCAACACCGTCAACAAAAGGCCCTATTTCGCCTATGGTTGAAGAGTGACCCTCCCCTATGGACTTCGTAAAGGTACTTAGAGAATGCCTACGTCCTATTTCTGGGGCAGGGTGTTAGAAAACTGTCAAGTATTTGCTATAATAAACACTAACAATGACACTTGTAGTTGCTTTTATAGGGTGTTAAGGTTAGCATCGTGTTGATTTGACCGGAATGAGGGCCGGTATGCCTTTAAGACAGGGCTTATATTATGTCATTAGGCAGCTTTTCCGCAGAGTTGCGGACAGACCTCCATGTAGAGAATGATTTGGAGGTTAATTCAGAGGGTAGATTCTACGTTCTGACCTTCATCTATCCAGAAGATAAGGAAGAGCCTCTAGAAGGCCGTATTGAGTTCGAGGAACTGATTGATGAAGTCATCAGTTTCTACCGTACCTTTGAAGTTCCAGAGGGTATTGGTCAGCTCTACTCGATTGCCCATGAACTTACTCGACATGCAGAACGTCTCCGTGAAGTTGCTGGCTACATGGAGGAGGGAGAGTGGGGTAATTGGTACGATACCTATGATGAAGGGGTAGAACCCGATGATCTTTCCTACGGGGAGGATCTATGAGTGCCCTATTCAATCCGGAGCTCATGAGGTCTTTAGATGCTACCCATATCGGTACGATTGGGGAGTATTTCGTAGCCTCTGTTTTAGGAGGGTATGGATATGAGGTTATCCATGCTGCAGGTAAGGGCTTTGATCTATTAGTCATGCCTGTAGGGCATGGAGATCACCCTATCCGTGTTGATGTGAAGACGAAGTCCCATGATGATGGGCATAGAGTCTTTTCGATCAAGAAGGGTAAGACAACAACATTCAGGGGCTATGAATTAGGTTCATGTGATCTGTTTGCCCTATTATGCTTAGAAGACATGTCTCTTAGCTTTGATCTCTGTGAAGATTTTGATGGTAGGGCTAGCCTATATTTGAATAGGGAAGCCCATAAGAGGGTAGATCCTTACGATAGTTGGAGAGGGGCAGTCCAGAGGCTCCTTAGCCGTAACGATACTGCTCCGCAGTCCGGGCGGCATATAAAGAGTGCCCACAATAGTGGTCAATAGACGGTAGTAGAAAAGCTAATGCCCAATACTACAGACATAAAAAAACCTAGCACTAAGCTAGGTCTTTAGAGGGTTCCCTATATATATATTTTCCCTCGGCAGGGGAGCCTTAATCATACAGCAAGAATCTCAATCCGTCAAGGGTTGTGGAAAAATAAATTCACTAGCTCACGTATTAGCTAGTGCTATAACAAACTATTGATTCCTTGAATTGATAGTGGTATAACACGTGCATATTTCCAAGTGGCAAAGACTAGACCACCCTTCGTATCTCCCACACCGACTCAGTCGATCAATCTGATCTACATCCGTGCTGCCGTAGAGGCGGCTACTGGCCAACGGCTTAAATTGGATGAGATCCGTACTCTCCTCGTCGAAGAGGGCTTGATTACAGCTGCACAGGCTAAGAAGCATGCCCAGATCTTCCGTGGATACTCTGAGTACTACGATTACGATGAGAATGGTGATCCGATAGGCTCTGACCGCTCAGAGGGTTCCCCTAATGAACATTTTCTATAGGGAGCCCTTCTACAGCTGGGTACGAGCTCTGAATCGCTGGGTGCATAGGCACTCTGCTGACCCTACCACCCCGTATCTGACGGATGCGGTGAGGTACCGCCCCTCCATACAAGATCTATTGGCGAATTGGCCTATGATCCGTGAAGAGGTGGATCGTAGTGTTGAGTGGTCATCTCCCATCCAAGGGGATCTCTTCTTCGGAGAAGATCTTACGGATGATGGGAAGTGGCGTAAGGTCTACATCTACTGGTACGGCAAGTATGGAAGAGATGCTTATCCCAGATTTCCCGGACTTGTCGGAGGAATACGAAGACATCGCGATATTCGTCTCGCAATGGTCTCCGTGTTGGAGCCCGGAGGAACAATCAAGGCACACACTGGGCCTTGGGCTGGATCTATCAGGGTTCATATCACCGCACAGTCCCCCAATGATCCTGCATGCTTCATTGCTGTAGATGGTCAGAAGTACTGGTGGAAGGATAACGATCTCGTTGCCTTCGATGATACCTACGAACACTACGTTGAGAATAACACCCGTTATCCTCGCGTAATTTTATTCCTTGATATTGAAAGAAAGATGAAAAGTCGCTGGTCACAGCTCGTGGTCAGTATCGTTAACAAAACATTAGGCAGGCTAACTGCGAGGTGATCCAAGATGAAGGTTAAGAAGGCTAAGTGTGGTGCTTCCGTGAAGGCAGCCAATGGCGGCTACATGAAGGTACAGAAGACCGGCTATAATAAGGGCGGTATGCCGGCTAAGGGCAAGGCTGCTTCGGACAAGATGGATGAGTCTAAGTACTCTAAGCGCTCCAAGGGTGAGGCTGCCATGTCCAAGGGCGGTATGGCTAAAAAAAAAGTAAAAAAGTAAAAGCTGCTGAGGGTGGCACTGCGATGAAGACATGCTCTGCATGTTCTACACCGGATAAGTGTGCTGCCCTCGGTCGTTGTATTAAATCGGGCAAAGGTTTGAAGTAAATGGCAGCGGAAGAAAAGAAACAGCTCACTGAGAAACAGGAAGCGTTCCTAGACGCTCTCTGTGGTGAGGCTCGTGGTGATATCCGTACTGCCATGCGTATGGCCGGTTACTCGGACTACACCAAGACGTTTGAGGTTGTAGAGCCTCTGAAGAATGAGATCATTGAACGTACTTCTACCATGCTCGCTACGAATGCCCCCAAGGCTACGTTCAGCATCGTAGGTGTCCTCGATGATCCTACGTCGATTGGAGCACGGAATGCAGTAGCAGCAGCCCGTGAAGTCTTAGACCGTGCGGGTCTGGTTAAAAAGGAATTGGTTGAAGTCAAGGGGCCGGAAGGGGGCATGTTTATTCTGCCACCGAAACAGAGTGAGCCCGTAGATGACGGACAAGACGCAGATTCCACAGAAGTGGATTAATCGTTGGCCAGAAAGAAAACGGGCTAACGGAACTGCCTCTTACCCTTTCGGATATGTACCGAAGGAAGAGGGCTCTGTTGAGCTCCTCCCGGACTGGGATCAGATTGCCGTCTTAGAGCAGGCCTGTGACCATCTAGATGAAGGTGCCTCATACCGACAGGTAGCAGAGTGGGCGAGTACGAAACTACCTCGTCCTATCTCGCACCAAGGTATGGCTAACCTCTGGAAGCGTACTCGTAATAGTAAGCGTCAGAGAGAGTTAAAAAGGGAGCAGAAAGAAAAGGCTCCCAAGACGAAAGAAGAAAAGGACATGGCCGCTGCCAAGCGTAAGCAGCAGACGGCTAAGATGCTCCTCACCAAATCTACGAAGAAGATTGCTGAGCTTGAAGGTAAAGAAGAACCAGAAAAGCAACAAGAAGAAGTCCAATTCATCCCGAAGCGGATGGAGTTCTCCGACACACTGGACTTCAATGCAACGCCGAATAAAGACCCTCGGCCAATCATCTTCGCACCGAACCCGGGGCCGCAGACAGAGTTTTTGGCGGCACCAGAAAGAGAAGTCCTCTATGGGGGCGCAGCGGGTGGTGGTAAATCCATCGGCCTCCTCGCAGACCCCATGCGCTACTTCGGTAACGCGAACTTCAATGGACTGATCTTACGTCGTACGAACGACGAACTCCGTGAACTGATATGGAAGTCACAGGAGCTGTATCCAAAGGCTTACCCCGGGTCGAAGTGGCAAGAGAAGAAGAGCCAGTGGGTGTTCCCTTCCGGAGCCCGGTTATGGATGACTTACCTAGAACGTGAGGAAGACGTTCTACGCTACCAAGGTCAGGCATTCAGCTACATCGGGTTTGACGAGCTGACGCAGCACTCTACGCCGTTTGCGTGGAACTACATGCGTTCTCGTTTAAGAACGACAGACCCGGAACTCCCCATCTTCATGCGGGCTACTACGAACCCCGGCGGCCCCGGACACCAATGGGTGAAGCAGATGTTCATTGATCCTGCTCCACCGAATAGTGCTTTTGCAGCTCGGGATATGGAGACGGGTGAGCCCCTCACGTATCCAGAGGGGCACGCTAAAGCAGGGAAGCCACTATTCTACAGACGGTTTATTCCTGCTACACTACGAGATAACCCGTACCTGTTTGATGACGGTGCGTATGAAGCCAACCTACTCTCTCTCCCAGAGATGCAGCGTAGGCAACTTCTGGAAGGTGATTGGGCTGTAGCAGATGGTGCAGCCTTCCCAGAGTTTAGGCAGTCAGTCCACGTGGTAGATCCGTTTGAGATCCCCGGTGACTGGAGACGGTTTAGATCCTGTGACTACGGCTACAGCAGCTACAGTGCCGTACATTGGTTTGCGATAGATCCGGCATATGAAACCCTGATTGTTTATCGGGAGCTCTACGTCAGTAAGCAGACCGGTAGAGACCTTGCTAAGCTGGTCATGGATGCTGAGCGTGGTGAGAACATCCAGTATGGTATGCTCGACAGTAGCTGCTGGCATCAGCGGGGGCAGATAGGCCCCAGTATCGCTGAAGAGATGATCAGCATGGGATGCAGATGGCGTCCTAGTGATCGTAGTGCAGGAGCACGTGTAGCCGGTAAGAACAGGCTTCATGAGCTGTTGAAAATAGATGATGCAACCGAAGTACCGGGCATCGTGTTCTTCAACACCTGCAGGCAAGTCATCGCAGATTTACCCGTAATTCCGAGTGATCCGAAGGGCGGGGATGACATCGACGTACGCTACAAGAATGACCATGCGTACGACTCTATTCGCTACGGCATCATGTCGAGGCCGAAGGCAACTTCTCCGTTCGAAGACTGGGGAAGAACAGCACCGCAAGGCTACCGCCCTGCAAGTACGAGATTTGGGTATTAAACTATGGCAATAATGGATCGCCCTGAAGACATGAATCCCGGTGAGGATAATGTCCTTCAGCTCGAAGAAAACGGCAATGTAGAAGAACAGAATCTTGAGTATTCTGGTCTTGTTTCTTGGGTGAATGGCCGTTTTGAGGCATCCAAGACATGGCGTCAGCCGGATGAAGAGCGTTGGCTCAAGGCCTACCGCAACTATCGTGGTATCTACGGGCCGGAAGTACAGTTCACTGAGACTGAGAAGTCACAGGCCTTCATCAAGATCACCAAGACCAAGGTACTGGCTGCGTATGCTCAGGTCGTAGATGTCCTGTTTGCAGGTGGTAAGTTCCCTATCGGTGTTGAGGCCCCCAGCTCTGCCGTTGGCGTTTCTGATGCAGCCTACTTTGACCCTCAAGAAGTTACCGAAGAAAAGATTAATGAGAAGCTCGGAGAGATGGGCAACAAGCCTACTCGCACAGTTTCCGCTACAGCAGCCCGTCCTGAGCTTGCCCTTGGTGTGTATGAAGGTCAGCTGGAACGTGTTGCTGATCAAGTTAAACCGGGCGTAGGCCTTACCCCGACATCATTCACCTTCGAGCCTGCTAAAGATGCAGCACGTCGCATGGAGAAGACCATGCACGATCAGCTCGATGAAACGGATGCTTCTACCCATCTCCGCAATGGCGCATTTGAGATGTGCCTATTTGGTACGGGTATCCTGAAGGGGCCTTTTGGTTTCGATAAGGAATATGCTCGCTGGAATGAAGACGGGGAGTATGAGCCTGATTACCGTACCATTCCTAAGATTGAAGCTACGTCTGTCTGGAACTTCTACCCAGACCCCGACTCACGCAGCATGACTGATGCAGAGTACGTCATTGAACGTCACCGCATGAGCCGCACACAGCTTCGTGCCCTCAAGAACCGTCCCTACTTCCGTGAAGAAAGCATTGAGCTCGCTATCGAGTATGGTGCCAACTATACGGCTGATTACTGGGAAGATGCCCTTGAGGACAACCAGAACACTACGGACATCAACCGCTATGAGGTTCTGGAGTATTGGGGCGTTGTAGACGCAGATATCGCTGAACAGGCAGATCTCGATATCCCAGAAGATCTACTGGATCGTGACCAGCTACAGGTCAACGTTTGGATTTGTAATGGTCAGATTCTCCGTCTGGTACTCAATCCGTTCACTCCGAACCGCATCCCGTACATGTCGGTTCCATATGAAGTTAATCCTTATAGCTTCTTTGGTGTCGGTGTTGCAGAGAATATGGAAGATACGCAGGAGATCATGAATGGCTTCATGCGTATGGCAGTGGACAATGCTGCCCTGTCTTCCAACCTCCTGATTGAGATTGATGAGACTAACCTCGTCCCCGGTCAGGATATGAAGGTTTATCCGGGTAAAGTATTCCGTCGTCAGGCAGGTGCTCCGGGACAGGCTATCTTCGGTACTAAGTTCCCGAATGTGACCAACGAATGTCTGATGATGTTCGATAAGGCACGTCAGCTTGCTGATGAATCTACCGGTATGCCAAGCTATGCCCATGGTATGAGTGGTGTGGTTGGCGTAGGCCGTACGGCTTCCGGTATGTCCATGCTCATGGGCGCTGCAGCACAGAATATTAAGGCTGTAGTCCGCAATGTAGATGACTACCTGCTTGCTCCTCTGGGCCGTGCTCTTTTCTCATTCAACATGCAATTCAACTTCGACAAGGACGTTGCCAAGGGCTCCCTTGAAGTCGTTGCAAAGGGCACTGAGAGCCTGATGCGTAATGAGATCCGTAGCCAGCGTCTCCTGCAGTTCATGCAGATGACTGCCAACCCGGCAATGGCTCCGTTCGTGAAGTACGATTACATCCTTCGTGAGATGGCAGCATCGATGGATTTGGATGAGGACAAGATCCTTAACGATCCTCGTGAGGCAGCCATTCAGGCTCAGATGATGGCAGAGATTGCTGCACTGATGCCTCCTCCTCAGCAGGGCGCTCAGGGCCCGCAGGCAGGTGGTGGAGTACCTTCACCGAATGATCCTACCCAGACAGGTGGCGGTAATATCGCACCGGGCGCTGCACCAGCCCCGGGAGCAGCAGGTTTCACTGGCGCAGGGGGCGGCGATAACGGGGGCCAACAGGGAGCACCCGCTTAATGGATAAGGATACTGCGAGAGCAATACTTCCCTTAGTCAACGACTTAGAGCGCTATGAATTGCTGCAGCTATTTGTGAGAAACCGTATCGAAACGCTGCGTGGTTATCTGGAGAACACTAAAGAACTCAATAAAGTTCTTGAGATCCAAGGGTCAATTGCTGAGCTCCGTCGTTTCCAAACACTTCGAGAACAATCGATAGAGGGCTCTAAGTAATGGCCAAAGGTTTCCAAGAGTATCTGGAGCTCCGCCCAGAGCTTCGTGATGCTACTGATTGGCGTATGTACAGTGGACATGGCTCCATCGTCAGAGACGTCGATAAGATTGAAGAGCAGTACCCGGAAGGGTTTGATTACATGCTCGACCAGAATACTAAGGCTCAGACTGAGCTTTTAGATCGCCTTCAGTTCGATAATGAGGATGTTGCTGAGAAAGCACCAGAACCG